AGCCACAGATGACCTCACCGTTACCGCAGCAATCGAAAACGGCCAAATGACCGCGTTTGTTAGGGCTGTAGCTACATGGATTATGGATTACCGAGTAGTCGCTTCCACTAATCAAGTCACTTGCTGCACTATGCAAATCAGTTCTGACCACGGACACGTTGGGCCAATCCACTGGTGCAACAGTGTCACGCATCCTTTTGTTGATCCTTATACGGGGCGGTCGAGCATCTACTGGGGATGCTTTGTCCTTGGGTCACCAGAGGATGGCGTCATGTACGGCGAAATGATGCCTCTCAACCAAGCCCAGTAATCATTACCCCTAATACCGATGACAGATGAAACCGCTAATGACCTGATTAAGCGTCTGACTGATGAGCTTGAAACCTGGGTGGCGTTCGGTGAACTAGAGGACATCGAACGCGCTCATAATCTCATCGACGAAGCCTACGCTTACCTTGCTAACGGTGCTGAACCTCAAATCAGCGAAGAAGAAAACGAGCGGCGTTTTAAGGAATGTCTTCACATCATTCGAAACACCACCCATGGAGAACTGGTGGAGCTGATGGGCGAAGAATTCTTGGAAGAGTTTCGTCGCGTTTCCCAACGCTAGACGACTTCCAAAAAGCCCAGTAACCGCTCCCCCTAGACCATTTTCCTGATGTGCGGAATATGGTCGAACCTTCTGGAAATTCCAGATAGTTCAACCAAGCCCGCAAGTCACCTTCCCTACCCTGCATAAGACAGCGCCCAAGCCTCTGAACTCCCTCGAGGCGTCTCACGCTTGGGCCTTCACACCACTCCCGAGCTAATGAACCTGCAGCTCGATCTCGACACCCTCGTCGCCACCTTCCGCCGTGGTGCCGCCGCCCCCGGCGAACGCCCCACACCCGAGCACGCCGCCCTCTGCGCCGTGATCCACGACCTCACCGACGCCGCGCGCCTCGCCGCCGCCCGCGACCTTCAGCGATACGACCACCGCTCCCTCTACGAGTTCTGCGCTGCCCTGGACCACATCACTCGTCCCATCAAATAACCCGTTCCGGATCTGGTGTTTCTCTTACACCTTTTCTCGTTAGGTTATGGGTGCAACTTCGGCATATCTCGGCACCTTTCGGAACCCATGCCGCCCCGCAACGCCTCCATGATCGACGGCCTCCGCGAGAACGAACGGATGGCCGCTGAGCTCCTCGCCCGGGGCAAAAGCTGCCGCGAAGTCTCCCGCGCCCTCGGCATCTCCGAGCGTGCCCTCTACAACTGGCGCAAAAAGCCCGTCGTCCAACGCGCCATCTACGCCCTCCAACAGGAGCTGATCGACGTCTCCGAGTCCAAGGGCCTGGCGCTGATGCCCGACGCCATCGCCACGCTCACGGAGATCATGCACGACGAGAACGCCCGCGCCTCCGACCGCATCGCCGCCTCCCGCGCCCTCCTCAACGGCGCCGCCGCCTACCAGGAGCGCAAGATGCTCGAGCGCACGGTCTCCGACCTGGAATCCCAGATCTACGGCCTCCTCCAGATCCCCAGCGAAGCCGCCCCCGAGGACGACACCGACGGCGACCTGGACCTCCTGAAATCCGCTGACCCCGAGGACGCCCCGGCGCCATGACCGCCTCCCTCGCCCAGCTCCAACGCCGGGCGGACCGCCTCCGCCTCGAACTGGCAAAACGCAAAGCCCGCTCCGCCAACTTCGACCCCACCCACCGCGTCACCAAGCTCCCGGGCGTCGAGGACTGGCCGTCGTTCGCCCGCCGCACCTGGATCCGCACGGCCGGCACCGTGGCCCCCTTCGACCCGTACGCCTACCAGATCGACCTCGTCAACTCGATCAACGCCCACCCCAACACGATCATCAACAAGTCGCGCCAGATGGGCGCCTCCGAGACGGTCTGCTCCTACCTGCTCTGCCGCGCCCTCACCGAGCGCGGCTTCGCCGCAGTGATCTTCTCGAAGACCCAACAAGACGCCTCCGAGCTCGGCCGCCGCGTGCGCGCCATGGCGAACTCCATCGAGGGCGAGTCAATCCGCTACCTCACCGACTCCAACACCCAGATCGCCATCGAAGGCCGAGGCACTTTGTATTTCCTGCCCGCCTCACCCCGCGCCGCCCGCGGCATCCCCAGCTGCTCCGTCCTCTTCATGGACGAAGGCGCCTTCCTCGACGGTGCCGCCGAGATCTACCGCGGTGCCATGCCCACGTTGTCCATGGTGGGCGAGCGCGCCAAGGTCATCGTCACCTCGACACCCGACACCGAGCTCGACTGGTTCGGCCAGCTCTGGCACCAAGGCACCCCACCCGACTGGTACGACTACGTCAAGGGCCGCCGCATCCGCGCGCTCAACACCCGCCTCGCCCAGGTCAACGACTCCTGGAACCGCGTCGCGATCCACTACTCCCAGCACCCCGTCTACGGCGCCAACCCGAACTGGGCCAAGACGACCCGCGAGTCGCGCCGGATGACCCAGGCCGCATGGGACTCCGAATACGAGCTGGCCTTTGGCGCCACCGACACCCAGATCTACCCATCCGCCCTGGTCCGCCGCGCCTCCCGCGGCCACTGGCGCGAGTGCGGCTCCATCGGCCGCACCTACGTCATCGGCGTCGACCCCAACGCCGGCGGCAACGACTACTTCACAGCGATCGTCCTGGACATCACCGAGCGCCCCTACGAAGTCGTAGGGATGTATCACGAGAACGGCAAGAGCACCGACTACAGCTTGCGCCATGTAAAAGCCCTGATTGAGGATTACCTTCCGCAGCGGGTAATCGTGGAGAAGCAAGCGATGGGCGCCGTCATCGCCGAAGCGCTGGCCACCGTCTTACCCAACTACGCTATCGAAACCTTCAGCACCAGTCGCCCGAGCAAGGTCGTGGCAACCGACCGCATCCTCTTCCTGCTCGAGCACGACGAACTGATCTTCCCTGCGGGCGTCATTGGCGACGAACTCCGCGCCTTCCAGCAGAAGGAATCCGGCAACCGCGAAGCCGCCTCCGGCGCCCACGACGACTGCGTCATGGCCCTGGCCTTCGCCTGCCACGCCATCCCAGAGACGCCCAACACCGCCAGCTTCTTCGCTCACATCTGATCGACCCGAGCGCGTCAGGCCGCCCGCGCCCCCAGCCAGTCACAGATCGCAGCCTCCCGCCCCGGATCCCAGAACACCTGATCCCGGAACCAGGCAACCCAGTCGTCCGTGCCCTTGGCCCGATTACACCCCGAGCACGCCGCCACAAGGTTCCGCGCTGTCGTCGACCCACCGCGCCGCTTTGCCTTGACGTGGTCCAACGTGCCCGCCGGAGCTCCGCAATACGCGCAAGCGCACCCCCAGGAATCCAAGATCCCCTGGCGAAATTGCAACTTCGCGCACCGCTTCGAGCAAAGGACGGACCCATCAATGTGATGGTCCACCATGCGCTGCTATGGCCGCTTCACCAGGCTACCGGCGCCGCTCCGCCGAGCGAACCACTCCCAAACTTTTAATGTATTTCCCGACTTACGCACGATCCTTTCGACTTACGCACAAAACCCCCGAGTTTGACGCCTGAAGGCCAACTTCTATACGCTCAACACTGTCTTTGTAAAGACAGCTTTTTCCCTAAAACTTTCGCACTCCAGCGATACGCTTTGTACATCGCCCCTCGCCCACACCGCCGTGGAGCATGTTCCTACCGATACATTCCGGAAGGATAAAAGTAGTATTAGAAATGATGGCGCACTTGTTAACGTCCTCACCGGCATGGGTACACCTGCCAAGGACAAAACAGTTAGCACCGTTGTCAGCTCTCGAACCTTCCTAGCCGAGAGCGAACTCGAAGCGCTCTATACCCACGGCATCCCCCGTCGCTACGTCGACGCCATTTCCGACGAGATCCTGCGCCACCGCACCACGATCAAGCTCGGCGGCGATGACGAACCCCAGGCCAACGATCTGATCGCCGGCTTCGAGGAGTACCTCAAAGACACCCAGTTCCACCAGGCGCTTTCCGAGGTCGTCAAGCTCCAGCGCCTCTACGGCGGTGCCGGTCTCGTCCTGCTGATCGACGACGGCCTCGAGCCTGAGGAACCCGTCGACCTCGCCCGCATCCGCGCGATTCGCGGCTACGTCCCCCTGTCGCGGCACGAGCTGATCCCCGAGGACTACTCGATCACCGACTACTCCAAGCCGTCGCACTACCGGATCACCACCTCCCAGCGCCTGACCTCCGATCAACAGGGCAGCTATGTCAATGTGCGCATTCACTCATCCCGCATCGCGCGCTTCGACGGCCTCTACCTGCCCTGGAACGTCCGCGTTCGCAACACCGGCTGGGGCCAATCCGTCCTCCAACTGATCTGGGAATCCTTCAAGCGCTACGAGAGCGCCATGGCCGGCCTGGAGTCGATGACCACCGATTCCGACCTCTTCGTCCACAAGATCCCCGGCCTCTTCAACCGCGTCGCCTCCGGCAACGAGAGCGACCTGCGCAAGCGCCTCGAAGCCAACAACCTCAGCCGCAGCGTCTACGGCGGCATGGTTGTCGACGTCGAGGAGGACCTGCAGTTCCTCAACCGTGCCCTGAGCAACATCGCCTCAGCGACCGACCCCTTCGTCAAGGACCTCCAAGCCGCCACCGGCTGGCCCGCCTCAATCCTGATGGGCGACAGCCCCGGCGGCCTTGGCAAAGAGGGCCGCTTCGAGGAGCGCGTCTGGGCCTCCCTCGTCGAGCGCTGGCAGGAGGTCTACCTCCGCACTGCGATCACCGAAGTCTTCCAGTACATCCTCGTCTCGAGCGAAGGACCAACCCGCGGCCGCCCCCCACAAAGCTGGGCCGTCGAATTCCCCAGCGTCTTCACCGAGACCGACACCGAGCGCGCCGCCCTACGTCTCCAAGTAGCGCAGGTCGACGCGCAGTACATCAACCTCGGTGTCCTTAATGCTCTCGAAGTGCGCGAAGCCCGCTTCGGCGGCACCGAGTACAGCATCGACACCACGCTCAACGAGGCGGTCACCGAGCAACTCATTACCCAGGCCGACGCCTCCTTCCAGAGCTCGATGATGAGCTACGCCGCCCAAGCCCAGGCGCTGCAGACCCCGCCACCCGAAGAAGCACAGCCGTCTGAACAGGACGAACCGGTCCTCCCCGACACGCCTCCGCGCAGCGACACCTTCGACCTCTACGAAGCCCAGGGTCTCCGCATCCGCGTCACCCACACCGAGGGCGACATCCGCGCCGGCCACCTCGTCGGCCCCGACGGCCAACGCACCGACTCCAGCGCTGCTGCGCCGCTCACCGTCTTCGGCCCCCATCGCACCAAGGCGTACAAGCTCTACCGAGCGCGGTTCGACGGCCCCGACGGTGCCCTAATCGATGGCCCCTACGTCACCGGCTTCGCCTCGATGCGCGCGGCCAAACAGGGACTGGTCGCCCTCTTCCCTCGACAGAATGTGGCAGGGCTCTCCCCTGTCCCCGAGGGTGAACTCGAAGCCCTCCGCGCCGGCTGGGAGCAGTACTGATGAACAACACCACTCCCGAAGGCTTCCGGACTGCGGCTTACCTCGCCGCCAAGGCCCGCCTCGACGCCCGCAAGACCACGCGCAACGTCCAGTGCAACCCGCCCAACGTCCGCTGCGGCAACCGCTGCATCCCCCCGAGTTGGGACTGCCGCCTCAAGGGCCAAGGCACTGACCCTCATCTCCGTGCCGTCAAGACCGACCCCCTCGGCGGCCTCGCCAACATCCAACGCGGCGCCTCCCGCATCACCCGCGGCATCGTCCGCGGCAACTTCTCTGAGGTCGAGGGCGGCAAGCGCGCCATCATCCGCGGCGCTGTCAAAGTCGCCCCGGGCAACATCCAGCAGAAGAAAGAGCTCCAGAAGAAGCTCGAAGACCGCACCCGCGCCATCGGTATTGGCCTAGCCGTCGTCACCGGCGGCCTCGGGATCCACGCGATCCTGATGAAGAACAACACGTTCGGCTACCGGAACGGCCTCGGCGCCAACATCAACAGCGCCACCCGTGCAGGCATCAGCCGAGTCTTCGACTCGCTGCCGTTAGTCGGGGCTCAGAGAGCCCGTACCCGCGGCGCTGTGTCGGGTGCCGTTGGCGCTGCC